CTGCCTATCTAGAAGATGAAACAATTTCTTTAGACGCATCTATTGAAGCTTATACTTATGGCACAAAACTTACCCACCATGCAAAAAAATTGATAAACTTTGCTGAAGCAAAAATAAAAAATGTCATAAGCAAGGAGCGTGAAAATGACTCAGATCAAAGATTCAAAAGTGAAGATATATTTGACTGAGTTTAAAGTTCAAGGCGAAAATACTATTTATGAAGGACCCAATATATTTGCTAGTAGCGCAGAAATAGCAGAAAATATAGCCCAAGAAATGGGAGTTACTGTAGTTGGGGAATTAAAAGATATAATTTCTCTTTATGATGACTTGTACGAAATATTTGATAAAGACGAAAGAGTATTACACTAATGGCAGATATAGATAAAGCAATAGGTTCCGATGATCTAATAGACTTAGATGTAGAGAATAAAGACAAAACAATTAATGTTGAAGTCCCAGAAGAATTAGAAGTAGATATAGATCTTTCTAACTTTGAAAGACAAGAAGATGGCACGTTAACTTTTGGCTCAGTATTAACGCCAGACTTATCTGAACAATTCAATGATAATTTGGCTGAATATTTAGAACAAGATGAGCTTGATGATATTTATAGCGACTTAGTTGATGCTGTTGATGCTGATAGATCGTCACGTCAAGGCTGGGAAGATACTTACAAAGAAGGTTTAGATACCTTGGGTATGAATTACGAAGAAAGATCGCAACCTTTTGAAGGTGCCTCTGGAGTAATGCACCCATTATTAGCAGAATCAGTTACTCAATTTCAAGCACAAGCGTATAAAGAGATATTGCCATCTAATGGCCCAGTAAGAACTCAAGTAGTTGGAGCTAAAAATCCACAGACTGAAGCTCAAGCTAGTCGTGTTAGTGAATTCATGAACTATCAATTGATGAATGTCATGGAAGAATACGATACTGAAACAGATCAAATGTTATTTTATTTACCATTATCTGGTTCGGCTTTTAGAAAAGTTTATTACGATCAAAATTTAGGTCGTGCAGTTTCTAGATTTATTCCAGCAGAAGATTTGGTTGTGCCTTATGCCACTACTGATATTTATAGTGCCGGTAGAATCACGCACATTGTAGAAATGTCTATGAACGATATTAAAAAATTGCAACAAGCAGGATTTTATCGTGATGTAGATATTTCTGATTCAATGTTAATTGATACTGATAGCGATCAAATTCAATCAGAGATTGATGAGCTACAAGGAGTTGAGCCAAGTTATGGCGAAAGCGATCAATGTCAACTTTATGAAGTGCATACTGATTTAGATATTCCAGGCTACGAAGATGTTGATGCCAACGGCGAACCTACTGGTATTAAGTTACCTTATGTAATTACGCTATCAACTACTTCTAGCGAGATATTATCAATTAGAAGAAACTACAAACAAAACGACCCATTGAAAAAACGCATAAATTATTTTGTGCACTATAAGTTTTTACCAGGGTTAGGCTTCTATGGATTTGGGTTAACTCACATGATTGGTGGGTTATCAAAAGCGTCAACATCTATTTTGCGACAGCTGATAGATGCTGGTACCTTGTCTAACTTACCAGCTGGTTTTAAAGCAAGAGGTATTCGTATTAGAAACGATGACCAACCGCTACAGCCGGGTGAGTTCAGAGACATGGATGCTCCAGGCGGGAGCTTACGAGATGCTTTTGTCCCACTGCCATTTAAAGAGCCATCTGGCACTTTGCTTAATCTACTAGGTACCTTAGTAGATAGTGGCAGAAAATTTGCAGCCTTAGCTGAAATGCAAATAGGTGACGCTAATTCTAATATGCCAGTTGGTACAACTGTGGCGCTGTTAGAACGTGGCACCAAGGTAATGTCAGCAATTCATAAAAGACTGCATTCTTCAC